TTCCATCTGAATTTAGGAATTGAGAGAAATCCCAGTATCCTGTTTTATCTGTATGTGCTGTGTAACAACTAGGAATCTTTACCTTAGACCCACCGGGCAATCTTATTTCATTGAATTGCATTCCTATTTCACCTCTAGTACATATCCCAGCCCAAACATGTTCTTGTTCATTAATTGGTGTATAATTTTGTCTTTTCAATAGAGTTCCTGTAGTTCTTTGTAAATTTTTTACTTGTTGGTTACTACCACATTTAGCAAACTTACACCAAACAACAGCACCATACTCTTTTTTTACTTCTTCAAGAGTAGGTAATTTCTTAGGAAATTTGTCTTTATACTCTCTTTTAGTTTCTTCCTTTTTACCAGGAAAAAACATTTGAAATCCTCTTACTACTTTAGTTAATCCACCACCTAACATTATGCTAACCTCCTCTTGTTCCATAACGCTATACAAATTGCATCAGCGTAATCTTGTTCTGGGAAATTATCTCCCCACTTTTCTATTGCGTATTTCATTATATCGTCTTTTTTAGCTTGACCATTCCCTAAACATACTTTTTTCCAAGTCGCTTGATGCACAAATTCTGTTCGTATATCGGCTGTTGCGAGTAACGCCCAAACTGCACCTACTACTCTAGCTGTTATGGTGTACGCTCTACTATTTCTAACTGGTATTGCGTTCTCTAAAGACGCTTTATAACCTTTTAATGATTGTACATCATTATTAAAGTTAGTGATAAGCTCAGGAAATCTTTCCTCAAACTTCACTTTTTTATTACAGTCCCACTTTAGCAACTCTACTAACTTTTCTTCTTCATCAATAATAGCTGCATGTATAGCAAAACTTGATGTATCAAATCCTATATAATGCTTCATAATTCATTATACTAATATTTTTCAATTCGCTTGCGTTCTAAGAGTAACAATTCTACTTACGGTACTATAAAACGTGTCATATGCTTTCAATAACCCTAGCTCTCTTTTCAAAATAGCTTCTAATTCTATTATCTCTTTACTCAGCTCTGCTAATTCGTCATTGTCTGCCATAATTTGCCCCCTAATCTCTTCTTTAGTAGGCTTTCTACCACCCCGGTGCATACTAACCACCTTATGTGATTGAATGCTATATAAATCTTCAAAGGAAGCTTTCAAAACACTTAGCTTAGATTCTATTTGGGTTGTCTTAATCTCTAAGTAAGCTTTATAACCACCATATATAGCCAAGAAATCTTCTATCTCTTTATTATCATAATGAGTTAATTTTGAAAAATCTAAGTCGTCTCTTTCCTTTAAATCAATATTTATACGCGGTAAATTCAAACTACCTATAAAATTATCTACTTTATTAATAGACCCTGCAATACTTTCATTAGGACTCATCTTCTTCCCCTTTTACTTTTTTACAAGCACAATACCATGCACCTCCACATTTAGTAGGCATTATAGCCATTTCTTGAATATCAAAACACCTCTTTAAAATGTCTCCCCAAACTTCTTCATTACGCTCTACCAAAAAAGCTTTTAGATGTTGGTCATCTTTACACTCATACAAAACTGTTCCGTGGTCATAACCAGCCATATTTAAATACATTTGAAGTTGTATATTATGCTCGTCTTTTGGTGCAGAAAGTTGAGTAAAACCAAATTTGTTTATTGATTTCAATTCCACAGGAAGCTCGCCATATTCTAAATGTTTTATTAGAAAGTCCATTCTTCCAGAAATAGGTGGGATATCTTGTTTTAAAGAAACCTCTCTATCTAAAAGTATGTTTAAATCAACAAACCAAGAAGCAACTCGGTCTTCTAAAAAATTACCATTTTGAAATATTCTTTTTATTCTAGGTTCTAAAATTTGCTCTGGGATTTTAGCATTGTAATATAACCATAAATACCTATCACAAGGATTGCCTAAAGCCGATGGATGAAATACCCCACCTCTTGGAGGACTATCTATCTCTGTAAGATGCTCGTTTATTATCTTTACAAGCCACTTATCTTTAGGGGATTTTTTATTTTTGTTGGTTTCTGTTATTTGTTTAATTCCTGCCATAACGCCTTTTGTATTGTTGGTTTAGTCCGTTCCTTGATATGAATAATATTTTCAATCTTATACTTTTCTCTCAAAATTTCGTCACGAGCCTTATCCCTTTTAGATAAATGCCCATATACCCCATCTGCTTCTATAGCAGTATTTATATCTTCTATATAAAAGTCTACCTTATATGGAGGAAAAAATTCTTGTTGTGTATACCTAAACCCTAGTTCACTTAGATATTCTGCAATTATTACTTCTTGTGGTGTATTACTTGTTGGAGGAAAAGTCATCTTGTATTTGTGCTAATAGCTCTTCATTATCTTTTATAGCGTCCTTTAATGAATTCATTCCTTGAACCCTAATATCTCCAATAGAATACCAAGAACCAGTTTTCTTTATTATATCTTTATCTATTGCTTCTCTAATAAAGGTTTCTAGTATATCTATCCCACCTTCAACTGTAAATGGCACTGTAGTATTTGCCCAACTATCACCACCTACTTTGGTCTTATCCATTTCAATCTTCATCTCAAATCCTGTTCTCACTTTATCACCATCAATAGACTCTTCTATCCACGGACCTCTTCGTACATTTAAAATTAAGTGAGAAAAAAATGTTTGTCCATGTCCACCAGGTGTAGTGTTTGGTGCATAAATACTAGCTAAGTTTTCTCTCAATTGATTTATAGCAACAAAAGCGGAGCCATGTTTCAAATAAGCCATTATCTTACCTATACTTTGAGTAACAAATCTTGCTTGCCACGCCATTGGGCTGTAACCAAAATCTCCCTCTTGAACTTTTGCGGCAACATCAGAAGGAATTAAACCAGCTATACTATCTAGAACTACTACATCAACCCCAGCTTCTAAAAAACTAAATACACCCTTCATAGCTTCTTCACCTGTATAAGGTTGTACTAGTAAAACAGATGACGTGTCAACGCCACATTTCTCCATCCAAGCTGCATCCCAAGACAACTCTGAATCTATCCAAGCAGCTATTCCACCACTTTGTTGTGCCTTAGCAACTACTTGAGAAGCTAAAAAAGATTTCCCTGCATTAGAGTTACCTTTGATTAGCGTAAATCTTTTCTTGGGTATTCCTCCCCCTAGCATTCTATCTAAGTTAGGTATATCAAATGGTATCCTATCGTATGCTACTTCTTCTGAATCTCCAGACATTACGTCTAGCTTCATTGTCTTTTTAAGACTCTCTATTAATTCTTTCGCTTCTTTTTTCATCTTGTCCTTTATATATATCTTCTGCCCACGCTAAACTTATAGCTGCGGATTTTATTAATTCAATAAATAGTTTTGGGTTTTCTCTTAGGTTGATTGCATCGTCTATCTTAAAAATAGAGTCTTTAGACAACATGTCCCACCAATCTATACTTCTTTTTTCAAAACCTCTCTTTTCATCTACTAGCTCTTTTTCTACTAACAAGGCCTCTAGTATTGAAAAAGTATTTGGTATGTCGTAACTCATTCTTCTTTATCTAAACCTTTTATTTCCATAATTTCTCTATCTAACTCTGTGTTTAAATAGTTTGATGCCTCTTGAACATGTTTTACCAAAGCATCATCTAACTGTTGCTCTAGCGGATAGTTGGGGTCAACCTCAAGAAGTGTTAATTCTAACTTATGGTATCCACCAAATCTATTGTTCTTGTCTAATGGAAATGAAAAATTCTTGGTTATGCTATATTTTGGTCTTTCAACTTCACTCATCTTTTCTCCTTATCATAAAAATGCAATAGTAAAACTGCATAATGTATTATTTTTAATAAATCTTTTCTTGGCGTTCCTTTTCTATCATATCGTGAAGCATACTTTAAAATATTGCTTCTGCAAAAAGCTTTTGCATCACCACATGATTCTATAAAATCTAATGTTTGGACATCACCTTCGCTGTAATGCTCACCATAGGTTTTACCTATATATTTTCTTACTTCTTGTAAAATGTCGAGTTCATTGTATTTCATAGTTTTTATTATATATTATTTTCCGGGACACTATCCCAATCAATCCAATCATCTTGTACCTGTTTTGTTGGTGCGTGTAAGTCTGCCTTAGTTGCCCAGGAGGGGTTTAGTAGCTCCATATCAACCTCTAAGGGTATATCTAACGTGTTGGTCATAAGAAGTTCCTTAATCTTATGAGGCACATCATCTAATTCTGATTCATGAATTTCGCATATAATCTCATCATGTACTTGTAATAGCAAATTGCTTTTCTTATTATCTAAGTATTTATCAACCTCTACCATTCTTTCAGATAACAAATCTGCACTAGTGCCTTGAACTAAATAATTTACACCCTTATACGCAAAGTCACGATTCAATTGGTAGACTCTTCCATACTTATTCCTAACAAACCCTGTTCTCCCATCACCACCTACCTTTGTAGATGAGGTGTAGAAAATCTTTTTAGACACATCTTCAATAAATTGCTTTGCACCCTTCATGCCTTCAAAATAACTTTTCTTATACGCCCCTGCTTCTTGTGGAGTTGTGTTTATTTGTTGTGCCAACTTCTTATTACCTATTCCATATATAGTCCCAAACGTTATTGCCTTAGCAGCTTGTCTATATTCTTTGAAACGTGCATGGTCTTCATCAACCTTGAAAGCCAATTTAGCGGCCTCACTATGAAAATCTACATCACTTTTGTTTATAATATTGTCGATTTCGTCATTAATACCCACATTATTTCCTTTTTCGTCATATAAATACCTAAAATATGAAAGAAAAACTCTAACTTCCATCTGAGAATAGTCGAAACCAACCAAACGATACCCTGGTCTTGGTACAAATAATCTACGTATTGAAATATCTTTGTTGTTTTCTTCTTTGTAGGACTCATCCCCAATGAACGCCCAGGTTGAAACTACATCATTAGATAAACGTTCATCCATTGATATACCCTTTGGACCAATCAAAGAAGCTATTTTTTCTCTAGTTAACTCTATATCTTCTTCAGAAAGCTGTTTTTCTTCTAATTTAAAATGATTTCTAGGAATATTTTGTAAATTAGGGTTAGCACTAGATAGTCTACCTGTGGCAGCTCCCCAATTTTGAAATTGTGTATGCTCTATATCTTTATCTAAATAAG